GAGTGAAACTAAAGAAACATTGGAAGTCAATAAGGAACAGACTACTGCACCAGTTCAAGAAGACTTAAAAAATAATCCAACGCAGGGAACTGATAATCAACCAGTATATACCAAAGAGCAGTTTGACAACGCAATGAAGAGTGCCAGAAAGCACGGTGAAGAGCGTGTAGCCAAACAATACGATGGTGTTGATGTTAATCACTACCGTTCTTTGATGCAACAAGAAGAAGACAGAAAACTTGAAGAGCAGAAAAGAAAGGGAGAGTTTGAAGAGATATTGAAGACACAGGCTGAAAAGTCTAGTCAGAAAATATCGGCTTTGACTGACGAATTGACAAAGATCAAAGTGGATGGTGCTTTACTAAATGCGGCAAGCAAATATAGAGCAGTGAATCCAGAACAGGTTGTAAGACTTGTTAGAGATCAAGTTAAGATGTCAGAGACTGGTCAAGTAGAAGTTGTAGATCCTAAAACAGGAAACACAAGATATACTGAAACAGGAACTCCGTTGGATACCGAGAATGCAGTTAAGATGTGGTTACAAGAAAATCCACATTTTGTTCAGGCGGGACCAGCCGGTTCAGGAAGCCAATCAAATCAATCCCCAGAGGGCGTGAAAACAGATGTTGATATAAACAAGTTGGATCTTAATGATCCTAAACAACGTGAGTTATACGCTCAAATGCGGAGAAAGATTTATCCTAACGTATTATAGGCATTATAACTCCTAACAACAAAGGAGATTAGCACAATGGCTAATACTAACATAAGCGACAGTCAATTATTGACGAATATGTTGCAAGAGGCTGTATTCACACAATCTGAAAAAATGATTGCGGATAAAGTCTTCACAACATACGATATGACAGGGACTCCAGGCTTAACAGCACAGATTCCTGTATATCCTGAAATCGCGGCTCAAGAACAAAACCAAACAACTGAAGTTTCAGACACTAACTTCACAGTTGCACAGGTTGATGTTACTGCGGCTGAGGTTCAAGCAAGAATAGATGTATCTGACTTATTAGCAGAATCTACAATAAGAAATATGGGTTCTGATGTAGGACAGATGATCGGTTCAGCAATTGGTGAGAAAGTGGATACTAACGCATTCGCTCTTTTCACTGAGGCAAACATAGCAAGTGACGTAGGTGACAATGGAACATCAATCACTCCAGGTATCATACTTCAGGCTGTGTATAAATTAAGAGAACAAAACGCACCAACTGATGGTGAAGGTGACTACCATTGCGTGATCCACCCGGGTCAAGCATATGGCGTTGCGAATGCTTTAGCAGGAGCAGGTTACGGCACATCAGCAAACGCAATATCTAATGTAGGTAACACAATATTAACGTCATCTGCATTCGTTGGAAAATTATTCAACGTGAAGATCTTTTCTTCAACAGGTATCGCGGCTGACTCAGTATCTACTGATGCACAAGGTTGCGTATTTTCTCCACAAGCATTTGCACACGTGATCAAAAGACCATTAAGAATTGAATCACAAAGAGATGCTTCAATGAGACATACAGAATACGTTGGCTCAACAGCAGTTAAAACGGCTTTAGTAAAAGCCGCTTATGCAGTTAGAGTTAAAGGTTCTAAAGCAATAGCATAAGGAGAATATCCTCGCTTATTAGGGTGGGCCTAATATTAACACTTAGGCCCATCCTTTTTTTACGACCCGATAAATAACAATGTAGTTTGGTAGGACCAGACACATAACATAATTTTAAGGAAGGACCTTATGAGCACTTTCGCTAACGACACAAACATCTTAGAATACGAACCAGACATCCAAAAATACGGTATTGCAGAATTCGATGCACTTCACGAAAAGTCATATGATGACATCATCAGATTGTTGAACATCAAATGGTGGCCAAAAGCCGACTATGGTAGATATGATATCACGATAGTTGGGACAAGCAGTGAAAAGTTAAGTCCATCAAGACTTAGAACAGCACAATTCACGAGAGCGGCTGTCTATCACGTTTTAGGATATTACATTTACCCACGTCTATCAACGTTTGATCCAGATGGTGACCTTTTCAGAGAAAAAATGACTTATTACAAAAGAGCATTCGACGAAGAATTCGATTTAATTTTAAGAGAAGGGGTTTCCTACGACAGCGATTCAAGTGGAGATTATACAGACGCAGAAGAAAGATCCTTCCATTTCAATAGATTGGTAAGGTAATGTCCGCTCGAGAAAATATAGCAATCAACATAGAAAAACAATTACAGAATATGACGGATCCTGCACCGGGGTCAGTGAGCAGGGTATTCTTTGATGTCCAAAAACTTGCAATAACACAGTTTCCTGCTGTGCTAATAACATCAGCAGATGAAACAAGAGAGGATCTGGCAACGGATCTAAGGAGAGGTATCATTAGATACAACTTAAGGTGTTATGTGAGGGGCACTCAGATCGATACGTTAAGGAATGAAATAGTTGAACGTATCGAGGAGACCTTGGAACTTTCAAGAGACAGAGATATCACACTTGCGGCAACAAACATACACAATGTCACAACAAAGGTAGCGGGTGTTGAAGTGGTTGAAAGAGAATTGCCATTAGGCGAAGTCATAGTCAATGTTGATGTGACATATCATTACAAAAAAGGAGTATTATAATGTCCGTTAAAATGTATAAAGAACAGAATTCAAAACTTGTGCGTGGATGTAACGTCCAATCACATTTGGATACAGGTTGGACCTTAGAACCTGTTAAACAAACCAAACTCAAACCGAGAAAGAGAATCCTGCCCAAGTTGAAACTTGAGATAGGTGAGGTTGAGGTTAAATCAAAAATTGATCTTTCAGGTCCAAAAGATCTAACAACAGAGGAGTAATACAATGGCAGTTAATACAGGTGTATATACTGGTGAGTCGGGTGTCATCAAATTCATTGGTGATGACTCTACAGTGGCGGCTGTTGCTTCAATTAGATCTTTCACAATTGACAGAGAGGTCCAAAGTATCGAAACAACAGTTATGGGTGAAACATCAAGAACTTATCAAGCAGGCTTGTCACAGTTTTCAGGATCTATAGATGCATATCTAAGAGACGATGATCCTGGGCAAAGTAACTTTTTAAGTTATGTTGAGAACCCAGATTCAGTTGCAAAAATTGAATTGTTTCCATCAGGTGAAACCACAGGTATCAAGTTGGCAGGTAGCGTGATCGTTACTGGTCACTCAATTACCAGTAATTTTGACGGGGCAGTCGAACTTTCTATATCAATACAAGGTTCCGGGGCACTGACAAGAACACCGATATAATGATAAACGTTCGTTTCACTCCTGGATTGCGTGTCACTTTTGGAAAGGTGCGTAAAGGTGTTGATCAAGAGTTGAAAGCATTCGGAAGCGACTTGCTTGACAACTTGAGAAAACTTACACCTATAGGCCAACCAAATGGTGGTAGAGCAAGAAGGGGGTGGAGCAAACGTGAAACAACTAACAAAGTTGCATTACAGAACAGGGTGCCATATATCGAAAGGCTTGAGGACAATTATAGTAAGCAGACCAAAGGCAGAGGTATATTGAAACCCGCAATTAGAATAACAAAAAACAATAGACAAAGGAGAAGAGTAAGATGAGTAAGACATTAGAGAAGATAGCAAAACACTATCAATCTGCAATTTCTGGAGACCTGTTTAAGATAAAGGTTGCAGAGTGGGATATGGATATCTATTGCAAAAAAACTTATTCATTCAAAGATGAATCAAAAGTCATTGAAATGCAAGGACAAGGCAAGACAGTGGAAGCGTTGATAGAATCTTTGATTGTAAAGGCATTGGATAAAGATGGTAAGAGAATCTTTATGGATGCTGACAGAATCAATCTTATGAATGAGGCTGATCCGGCAGTGATAGTAAGAGTCGCTGGACAGATCAACAATATGGGCCTTAGACAACCGATTGGTGACGTCGTAAAGGAATAGAATCCAACCCGGAGTTAGGGTTCATAATGATGCTGGCTGACAGGTTGAAGATGCCCGTCAAAGACGTTATTGAACTTTCCGTGTTGGAGATGGATCTTTGGTCCGCATATATTAAAAAAGAACAAGACATAGCCAGCAAACAAATGAGGAGACAAAGAGCGAGTGGCTACAAAGCAAAGAATAGATCTTGATGTAGTTGTTAAGAATAGTCAAAGGATCGATGCATTAGAACGATCCTTGGGCAGAACATCTAATAGTGCATTAAGTTTAGGCAAAGCGGCCAAGATAGCGGCAGGTGCCATAGCGGCGATTGGAGTAGGTGCCGCTCTAAGGAGCCTTGTTAGAGTTGGATCACAGGTCGAGTCACTTGGACTACGTTTCAAATTCTTATTTGGATCAGCGGAAGAGGGTGCGAAAGCATTTGACACACTTACTGAATTCGCAGGCAGAGTTCCTTTTAGTCTTGAAGAGATTTCTGCCGCTTCAGGTAACCTTGCTGTCGTTGCCGATGATGCCGCAGAGTTAAATGACATCTTAGAAATCACAGGTAACGTTGCGGCAGTATCTGGATTGGATTTCAGAACTGCTGGTGAGCAGATACAGAGAGCATTCGCAGGTGGTATTGCTTCAGCAGACATCTTTAGAGAAAGAGGTGTTAGAAGTTTATTAGGATTCAAGGAAGGTGCCACTGTCACAGCAGAAGAAACAAGGGCGGCATTCTTTAGAGTTTTTGGAAAAGGTGGCCAGTTTGGTGCGGCAACAGATGAATTTGCAAACACATTGGAAGGAACAATTTCAATGTTACAAGATAAGTTGTTCAAGTTCCAAGATGTTGCTTCAAGAGAATTTTTTGATGAATTAAAAGATCAATTAGGAGATCTTAACACGTTCTTTGAAGAGAACCAAGAAACAATAGATGCCTTCGCAACTGAAGTTGGAGCAGGTTTAAGCAAGGCAGTAATAGGCACAGGTAAGGCAGTCATCTTCTTGAAAGACAACTTAGATGCTGTGAAAATTGCCATTGGTGCTCTATTGGCATTGAAAATTGTATTTGCCTTCAACAGCATAGCCACAGCGGTTGGCCTGACAACAGGAGCATTGAGAGGATTGTTACCTGTGTTGATTGCAACAGGCAAGGTGGCCAGAAGACATCCTTTAATAATTCTTGGCTCATTGGGGGCCATAGCAGGACTGGCTCTATTTGGAGATGAGATTGAAAAATTAACTTCTAAATTATTCGGCAATGCAGATGCATTAGATGATGCAGGCAAAAACCTAAATGATTACAACAGTGACATAGATGAAAATACAAGATTACAGAATTTAAACAACCACATTATATCAGGCACTATCGCGTTGTATGATGATTATACAACTGAGGCAATTAAAAATGCAAATGCAATCAAATACCAAAATGCACAAATTGAACAGCAAGGAATCAGTTTAGAAAAATTAAAAGGTGCAGACAGGAGTTTTGCAAGTAAAATAATGAATCTTGGTGAATCTGATATGGAGACATTAACCAGACAGCGAAGAGAAGATTTAGACAGAATTACTCAGATGGAAAACATCAACGAAAACACAAGGGCCGAATTGAAACTTAAAGTCAATGAAGAATATTTCAGAAAATTAAATGAGATGGACAAGAAAAGAGCACAAGAAAACAAGAGAAGGCAAGAAGAAAACATTAGGCTCATAAGACAAGGCAAGATTCAAGAAGTAGAAATTGAAAAAATGACCCAAGAGCAAAAAGGTGAAATGATCAGAGAAGCAGGCAGAAGCATTTTAGAACAACTGGCAACACAGAACAGAACGGCATTCAACGCATTCAAGGCAGTTAGAATTGCAGAGGCAATAATTGAAAGTAAATCCGCGATACAATCTGCTTTTGCACAAGGAATGAAGGTTGGTGGTCCAATTGGTGCATTCTTATTTGCAGGAGCGGCCGCGGCATACACGGCGGCACAGATCAATGCCATTAGGGCAACACAATACCAAGGCAGAGAAAGAGGTGGTCCAGTCAATCCAGGTCAAACTTTCTTGGTTGGTGAATCAGGTCCTGAATTATTCCGTCCTGCCACATCAGGATT